TGAATATTTAGAAAAATTATCTTTAGAAAAATTATCTGAAGATAAATTATCTGAAGATGACAAGATCAGTGAATTTAGAGAACAAGTAGAAAAAAATGGTATTCCTTCTCATGGTGGAGAAACGAAATTTAGCGATGGTACAAAAATGTGTATATGGTTTCAAGATATTAAAACCCGAAAGTTAAGAAACTTAAGAGAAAGATCTGAAATATATCAGAAACTATCGGTTAATGAAACCATTAAAAAAAATATGGATGAATATTTAGAAAAATTATCTGAAGATAAATTATCTGAAGATGACAAGATCAGTGAATTTAGAGAACATGTAGAAAAAAAAGGTATTCCTTCTCAAGGTGGAGAAACAAAATTTAGCGATGGTACAAAAATGGGTGAATGGTTTAAAGATATTAAAAAACGAAAGTTAAGAAACTTAAAAGAACAATCTGAAATATATCAGAAACTATCGGTTAATGAAACCATTAAAAAAAGTATGGATGAATATTTAGAAAAAGTTAAATCCAAATAATGATTTAAAGACAAGGTTTTTTATATAAAAGACTATTAGTTATGGAAAACACACTGTTAAAAACTTCGAAAAAGAAACATATGTCTAATCCGAAGAATTTTTGTCAAGAAGCTGCAAAACATGGAATTAGATATGAATATTTAATTGAAGCTAAAGAATCTATTAATTGCACTAATTTAGCCAGATTATTTATTGGTAAAGCTTCTCGTGGTGGCTTATCATCAGATATTATTGAAACTTGGATTTCTACGTTCGAATATGCGCGAGATCACCCCGATGAAGAAGATCATGATCAATACACTGCACGTCGTTTTGAACCGACACAAGAATATCACGATTATGTTCAATTGATTAAAACACCTATCCCTGATGAAGTTGTAGAAAGTTGGAAGAATATGAGTAGTTCCGCTTTAGGAAAAATTGCTCCAAATTATGGATATAAAATTGGAATTACTAATTTTACAGCAATTAAAACATTGCACGATAGAATGTTGAAAATGGTTGAAAGACGAAAAAACAATATTTGGAATAAAAATTATGAAATTGTAATTGATGATTCTAATCCTAATTATCGAATGATGAACGTCCCTGATTTGAGAAAACTATGTAAAGACAGAAATTTACAAAACGCCCACATCAAAACTAAATATGGATTAATTTCTTTACTTGAACGAAATCCAATGGATGCTGTTTACGACGGGGACGATAAAATGAATTATGATAAAATGACAATGACAGAACTTAAAATTTTGGCAAAAGATCGTGGATTTACTTCTTATAATAATTTGAAAAAAGATGAATTAATCAAAAATCATACAGATTTTGATGAACTTCAAGAAGAAGAAAATGGTGATGACGGAGGTTGTGAGGAATCAAAAGATAATCGTGAAGAAAGTGTATCTAATGATGGAGGTGCGTCAGAAAGTAAAGAAAATCACGAAGGTGTTTCGGAAACCAAAGAAATTTGCGATGATGAAAATAAGATAATGGAAATTTTTAAATTTGACGATAAAGTTATAAGAACGGTTGGAACATATAGTGAACCGTGGTTTGTTGCTAAAGATATATGTGATATTTTAAATATATCTAATAACAGAGATGCTATATCAAAAATTCCAGAAAAATGGAAAAAAAAAGATGTCGGTTTTTCCGACGCCTTTAATAGAATACAAAAAATGACTGTTATTAATGAACCAGCAGTTTATAAAATTATTATGCGTTCAAATAAACCTATCGCTGAAAAATTTCAAGAATTTGTATGTGAAGATATTTTACCTTCTATTCGAAAGAAAGGTATATATGAAATTAAAGACAAAAGTAAAATGATTTTGCAGAGACCTGTTCGTAAATTGCTTGATTTATCTGAAATTGATATCGAAGCTGAAGAATTAGAAATGAAACATGATTGGTCGTTATATACAAATAAATGTGTTTTATATATTGCTTATATCGGTAAATCTTTAGTCAAAGTTGGTTATTCTGATTGTAATATTCATCAACGTGAGAAAAAACATACAAGTTGCGAAAGTCAATACGAACAGTTTAGAATGATTAAAGCATTTGAAATTTCTGGAGAACCTGTAGAAAAGAAAATTAAAGAACTTTTGAGTATTTATAATATTAAGTTCCATAATCAATCTGAAATATTTAAAATTCCGACAACTTTAACTCATTTTATTGGTGTAGTTGAAAATTTAATAAAAGATAATGATTTACGATTGCAATTAGATAAAGCGAATGCACGAATTAAAGAACTTGAAATGGAAAATTTAAATTTACGTATGAAATAATGGAGTGGTATTAGCGTGGCGGTGATTTTTATCAACTATCATTTTGTGGTGTATTTATCCAATAGTTTGGATACTCGCTGAAGAAGAAATTATTAGTATTGATGCAGAAAATTCTATTATACCAATGATAGATGTTTGGGCAAAAGCATCGTTTTGCTATCTATCTTTAAGAGAAAATGGCGTTAATACATGGCTAGATAAATTCATTTCTCAAATGAATTTTTTGATGAAAAAAACTAAGGTTTAGTAACATTTAATTATATATTATAGATTACACTTTCAGATTATCGTGAAATGAATCACGGGAGTAATCAAATACATAAACTCTCATTGGAACAACAATGCTTTCTCTTAAAAAAGACATCCGATTGATTGTATTTGAACACCGTCGAGATGAACAATAACCACCGTACATACAATTTGTGCCTTCTCCACAGCAAATACAATGGTACTTAAAACACTCAATGCATTCTTTTGAGTTAGGATAACAATCATCACCAAGAGTTCTGTGAGAATACCTAGACATTGTTAAACCTGGAGATGGAGGAGGTTCCTTATTCATCTTTTTTGGATAATAAACACTATTGTATTTATCCTCGTCGACAACAATCCAATCAATGTGTCTTATTTTATTCAAACAAGATCCCATTTTGTGTTTATGATAGTCGATTTCAGTCCATCCTTTTTTCTCAATCTCTCTAAGAACTGCATTGAAAGAGATCTTGTGAATGTATTTATATCCGCAAAATTTATCCTGCATTTTTCTGAATTCAGATGACACACCCGATGATGGTCTGAAAATGCTTTCACAAATAGAGTCAATCATCATAGTTTGGTATTTCTTCATAAGTGTGTGATTATGTATTATAAAAATGCAGAAAAAAATCAATTTTTTCTAATATAGAAAAAATTGATTTTTTTCTGCATTTTTTTAGGTTAAGTTCAAATTGCTGTTGAAATGTCTTCCGCTTATGAAATTGACATTGACGAATTGAAAGAAAAACTTCTAATCGCGAAAAAAAGACTTGAAGATTATGAAGATGAAGTTGTATTAGAACGACTTGTCCTCATAAAAAAAATTCAAGAACAAAAAAAACTATGCGGTAGCGAATGTCTTAGAGAGCTTAACAAACACTTAGAAATTTGTAACGGAGGATACGAGAAAGATCACCCAAATTACAGAAGACCTTATTACAAGTGTGAAATGAGATCGGTTTGTTATGAATGTAAGAAAAGTGAAAACATTGAGAATAATGGAAGATGTTCTCATTTTTATGAGATTGAACATCTTGAGAAAGAATTGGAAAATATTAAATATCACAAGGACGAATTGGAAGACCAAATTATTAATTTGGAAGTTGACTACGAAAGAAAATTAGCCATAAAAGAAGGGAGATATGAACAATATATGGAGGATTTAGATGACTATTTCAATTGAATGTAGAATATGATATATAAGACTTTTTTCAAACGCATTTATAGAAATTTCATTTACATTTATAAATGAAATTATTAATAGACAGAACAGATTACGATGAAACCATACAACTCGCAAAGAATATAAATCAACCATATCAAAAACCTGTCATTTTTCACTGTTATTGGAATGGGATATTGAACGAAAAACATGTGTATTCAATTAAATCTTGTAAATATTTTCATGATAGACACAAAATCATATTGTGGTTAGAAAATAATATACCGAATCAATACAATGAAGAAATAAAAAAGTATGCTGAAATCAAACATTTTTCATATAACGATGAGAAAAAGGAAATACTAGAAGACTATAATCGTAATTACAACAAATCAACTATCACATTCTATTCTGATGTAGTTAGAACTCTTCTTTTATATAATTACGGTGGGTGCTGGTTTGATTTAGATATTTTTTTCCTAAGAAGTTTTGACCCTATCTTTTTTAATTATGAAGACGAGATATGCGTTTATCAATGGGAAAACCAGAATTATCCAAACAATGCGATATATATATCTTTACATCCGAAATCTATGAAAATGAAAAGGAACATTGAATTTATCAGAAATCGTAATCGCGGATTCGGTTTTAGCGAAGCGGAATTGACATATGATTTACCGCTTGATATGCTAGTTTTGCCTTGTAGCTGGTTTGATGGTGACTGGATACAAAATCCATATAATATTGGAACCGAACGATTTTTTGAACAAACTGAAAAAAAATATGACTTTAGTAACTTTTTCAAGGGGTCATTCTGTTATCATTGGCACAACAAGTGGGATAAGATTCCCGACTTGCTAAATTCTAAAATTCAATGGACACATCTAGTTTAATTTTATATTTGTGAATGAAATATAAAACTCGAAAAAAGTAAAAATAAACTGTAAAATAGGTTCTTTACAATACAGGGAATCCAAGCGCCATTTTCAGTATAAAATAGAACAATACATAAAAATGAAATACCTCAATTTTCAAAGAGGATTAGACTATATCTTAAGAATTTTTTATAAATCCCAACTACCATTTAGTCGTTGAACCTTCTCCATATCAAAAATGACTTAGGAGCTTGGATGCGGATTGCCCAATTTTCTAATGTTTTTACTATGCCCACGCTGTTATGCTTGGTTCCAATAGGTATATTTCTATCCTATGGTAGTAATTAGAAACTCTAAGGGGTTTCCCGCAGTTTGATAGTTTTGCCTACGATATTTCCATAGACTAGCCAGTTATATACAAAGATTTAACATAAAATCTCTGGTGATAATTTACACTGTTTTCCTACAAAAGAATTATCACATCTTTTGTAGCAGCTGACTGTTGGAGGCACGCTTGGCAGTTTACCTCCAGAAACTCTGATGATGTTGTTGTTAATGCATGTTACTACGAATTCAAAGGTTTGACTTTCGTGGTATCCAGAACCAGTAGCTCCATTACCAGCAGCAGCAAGTACTGCTCTCGGAGATGCTTCAGGGACGATGCTGACATTGGTCAATTTACCGTAATTTGTTGATCCCATCGGATCCAAAGCCATGAAATCAAGGGAATATGAGTAGGAATGGAATCCGATGATATCAGGGATGGTAGGAGCGTGATACCAAGGGTTAATGAGAGAGAAGTAGTCAGAACCCATTTGAGTAAGTCTGTTAGTATTTTCATAGATAAGAGAAGTTTGAACAATAGGATCAGCAGCAAGGTCAGGGAAGAAAGTGATGAGAGGACCAGAACCACTTGCAGCAACAGTAGGAGATGAGGTGGAATAAATGGACCATTCAGATTTACAGGAGGTATTTCTGACAGCGAAGAACAAAACCTTGATAGCATGAGAGAATCTGATATCGAAGCTTTGAGAAGTAGAAGTACCAGGACTGAAGGTATAACGCGGCGCAGTTTGCACCTGTTCGACCAAAATATCCCTAGGTGCACAAGCCATTCTCTTTCTTTCGTCGTTAGAAACAATTGCGTAATTCGCCCACACTTGAGCAGTCAAAGAAGGAGCACCTTGAACCAAGTCAGTTGCAGTAACTGGAACGCTGTTGGTTTCCTCATCATCATAACTCAAAATCAAAAGATCAGTAAAATCTCTGAAAGAAAAGTTAATTCTCATTTCATTGTAAGGAAGAGCAGCAGTAGGAAGAGCTACACCAGAATCTCTTCCATAGAAAAAGGGAAGAGGAAGATTGAGGGTGTACGAAGGAATTGCAGTACCACCCACGTGAGGATCAGTTAGATCACTAACGTTACCAACCATGTTATCATAACCATTTCTCTTGCTTGCAGGAACAGTAAAAGCAGCCCAGAAATCAAGATGGTAGTTATCAAATCTAGCAGCAACCAAATCATTAAAGGTTATGCTACATTCCTTAATGATATTGTGCATCAAGTTTCTTGTCCATCTAAGAGATCTAGCAACACCAACAGTACCACTATTTGCAGCTGAAGCAGAGGTTAAAGTGACAACAGGAGTTGTCAATCTCAACCAGGTTTGAAGTAAATAATCACCAGCACGAGAGATGCTAACAGACCAATCTTGGGCAAATCCAGGACTTCCAGAAGCCTTGGAAAGAACCACGGGCACCTGTGTAAACCAGGTACTTTTACGAGTTTCGCGGACAAAGTACGCAGTGGCATCAGGGCCACCATACATATACTTCTCAATCTCGTCGAAAGTAGCGAGATCGATAAATCCAGAAGTTACATTTGAAGAAGCAGACATTTTTTTTATTATAGTAAAGATATTTTTTTACAATTTTTTAAAAATTACGTGCTAGAATACGATTTATTGATATATAATTATATACTTTTTTTGACACTTTTATTAGGTATTTAAAAGGTTTTATTGTCAAAGGTGATATTAAGTCTAAAATATGATTTATTAATGAAAAGATTTAAAGTAGTTTTATATTTAATCAAAATTTTAAATAAATTCTTTTATATTCAAGCTGAAAACAATCATTTAAATATGAAGAATGTAAATATTGAACTTCAATTCTGAAGTGCCTTAATAAAGACATGTAGCTTACATTGATTATAAATATGTGACCTAACTTTTATCGTATCATCTAAAAAAATCGAGTGTTAAGGTAGTAGATTTTTATCGATTTTATCAGTAAGGTTTGATTTAAAAGGAGACGAATCCGATTCACCCCCCCTTTTATAAAGAATTTGCTTAGTTTTTTCTAAATAATGATTTAAAGACTTAGAAATATCTAAATAGATATGACAACTTTAATTAATTCAATCGACAAAACTATTTGTTTCAATGATGAAACAATACGTGTTGTAGGTACATATGATAAACCATTATTTGTAGCATCTGATATATGTAAAGTGTTAGGTATATCAAATGTAACAGATACATTAAAAAGTTTACCTGATAAATGGAGACAATTATGTGACCTAGATAATTCCGAGACCACATCATCTGAAAAAAAAGCTAGAAAAACTCAAACAATGAATTGTATAACAGAATCAGGAGTATATAGAATAATAATGAGATCAAACAAACCAATAGCTCAAAAGTTTCAAGAAGTAGTATGTGAAGAGATTTTACCATCAATTAGAAAAACAGGTGA